ACCTATGTCAACTGGTATCGCACCGGATTTAAGAGCTCAAATGGCAGCTAAAATGGGATATAGTGATATGGGTGGTAAAAGAACTGGATTGGGTGTACAAACCGGTGTGGCTGAATTAGATAAAGCATTCAATAGAGATTATAGCGAATTGGTAAAAAGATTTAAGAAGTAATGGCAATAGTATTAGGACAAAGAAAGGTTAAAGATTTAAAAGAATTCGAAGATTATGCGATTGGTATAACATTACCTCTCCAGATTGGAAATACTGCCTTTAATCAATCTTTTAAAACTATTGACCAGGTTAAAACAAATATAAAAAATTTGTTATTAACTAAGAAAAGAGAAAGAGTAATGCAACCAAATTTAGGAAGCGGTTTGCAAGAACTTCTTTTTGATTTTAATGATGATACGTTAGCAGAAAAAATAGAGCAAACTATTACAGACGCTATTCAAACTTGGTTACCATATATTAATATAGAAGAAATAAACGTACAACAATCAAATGAACTAAAGGATTCGAACAGAGTTGGTATATCTTTATCATTTACTGTTGGAAATGAGGTTGATTTAAATAGCGTAAGCTTTACAATATAACAAAAATGGCATTAACCACATCAAATAACAATTTTACAAATAGAGGTAAGGATATAAAGTATCTTAATAAGGACTTTGCTAGCTTTCGTGCAAATTTAATAGAATTTACAAAAGCTTATTTTCCAAAAACTTATTCGGATTTTAATGAAACTTCACCTGGTATGATGTTTATTGAATTAGCATCATATGTTGGTGATTCACTATCTTATTATGTAGATGATACACTTAAAGAATCTTTTTTAGCATACGCTGAAGATACTCAAAGTGTTTTGGCGTTATCTCAATTTATGGGATATAAACCAAAAGTAACATCACCTGCAATAACAACTCTTTCTTTATATCAATTAGTACCTTCTATTGGTAGTGGTGCTAGTAATCAACCTGACTCTATGTATTATTTGAGAGTGAAAGAAGGTATGAGAGTTGAATCCACTACAAGTCCAAAAGTTTTATTTAGAACAACGGATGTTGTAGATTTTTCAGAAGATTCAAATAGAGAAATAACGGTATATCAAAGAGATTCAAATACTGGAGAACCAACATTTTATTTAGTTAAAAAACAAGTATCTGCAATTTCTGCGGAAGAAGTAACTCAAACTTTTGATTTTGGTTCATATGAATCATTCAGAAAAATTAATTTATCTGATACAAATATAATTCAAATATATGATGTTAGGGATGATAATGGTAATAAATGGTATGAAGTTCCTTATTTGGCACAAGAAACTATATTCATAGAGCAACCAAATACGGAAATAAATGACCAAGACCTTTATCAATTTAAATCTACTGTACCTTATGTTTTAAAAACTATAAAGACATCAAAAAGATTCACAACTTTAGTAAATCCTGATAGTACAACAACTATACAATTCGGTGTAGGTGACCCATCGGCAAACGATGAATTACTCATACCAAATATGAAAAATGTTGGATTGGGTTTACCAAATTCAATTAGTAGATTAGAAGAATCATTTGACCCTACTAACTTTTTAAAAACCAAAACATACGGAGTATCACCAGCTAATACAACATTAACTGTAAAGTATTTTGTAGGTGGTGGTATTGTATCAAATGTAGCTAAGGGTACATTGACTAGATTAAATGGAGTTGAGTACGAAGAAGATTTAACTAAATTTACTGTACAAGAAAGAATATTATATAATACAGTCAAAAACTCTTTGGCAGTAGATAATGAAATCCCAGCTACTGGTGGTAGAGGCGGTGAAACTATTGAAGAAATTAGACAAAATGCTTTGGCAAATTTTGGTTCACAAAATAGAGCAGTAACCGCAAAGGATTATCAAGTTAGAGCATTATCTATGCCTGCTAGGTTTGGGGGTATTGCTAAAGCATACGCTACTGCTGATGGTACATTAGATAATAACTCACCATCATCTATTCTTGCATCACCAAATACATTACAAGAGTTTACCGATTTGGTAATGAGTTTTGTAAATAAACCAGATAGTGAAGAACCAAATACACAAAGTGTAAAGGATGAAATTCAAAAGTTTTTAATTGGAAAAACTTCAAATGAAAATGAAAAAAATAATCCGTTTGCTATAAACCTTTATTTGTTGGGATATGATAATGCTGGTAGATTGACTCAATTAAACAGAGCAGTTAAAGAAAATTTAAAAACATATCTAAACGAATATAGAATTCTAACCGATGGTATTAATATAAATGATGGATTTATTATAAACATTGGAATTGAGTTTGAAGTAATTTGCTATCCAAATTATAATAAAAGTGAAGTTGTTGCAAAATGTATATCTCAACTAAAAGATTATTTTAATATGGATAAGTGGAGTTTTAACCACACTATTAATCTTAGTGAAGTTGAATTAGCATTGGCAAATGTTGAGGGAGTATCATCAGTTCCTATGGTTAAGATTATAAATAAATGTGGAGGTAATTATACAAATAACTCATATAATATAGATGCGGCAACTAAAGGTAAGATTATATATCCATCATTAGACCCATCAGTTTTTGAAATTAAGTTTCCTGATTCAGATATTAAAGGGAGGGCAAGATAATGGCATACTATTTTATGACAGCATCAAAAGATGCATCGATATACCTACAACAGCCTAACCAAAACGCAGGGCTTGATGAGATATTAGAAATAAGTAAAGTTTACTATGGTACGATAAAAGACGTATCAAGAGCTCTTATAAAATTTGATGTTGGTTATATATCATCATCCATATCAACTGGAACTATTAAACTTCAAGAAGCTAACTTAATTTTAAGAGAAGCCCAAAGTGAAGAAATTCCATTGGAATATACAATATATGCATTTCCAATAAGTGGTAGTTGGGAAATGGGTAAGGGTACTAGGTTTGATGATATATCAACCGCTGGTGTTACTTGGAATTATAGAGAAGGTGATTCAAAATTAGATTGGTTAGAAAATACATTAGAAGTTGGAAGTGATGCAAATCCTAACAATGGTACTGGGGGAACTTGGTATTTGACTAGTGGTTCTACTCAATCATTTAATTACCAAACATCCGATATACAAATGGATGTTAAAAACATGCTTAAAGCATGGATGAGTGGTTCTTTAACAAACGATGGTATTATACTAAAGCATTCTGATTCTAAGGAAAATGATACGCAAGATTATGGTATCATAAAACTATTTAGTAAAGAAACCAATACAATACACCAACCAAAAATAAGAATAGGTTGGGATGACCAAATATTTTCAACCGGTTCTTTATCTGAATTGGTAGTTGATGATATTATTGTTGGAATAAAAAACTTTAAAACAGAATATAAGTTAGAAGCAACACCAACATTAAGAATATTTGGTAGAGAAAGATATCCATTAAAAACTTTTTCAACAACATTTCAATATAACAATATAAAATATCTACCTGAAACATCATATTATCAAATAAAAGATTTTGCTTCTGATGATATCATTATACCTTTTTCGGATTACTCAAAGATTAGTTGTGATAGTGATGGAAACTACATTAAATTAAACTTATCAAATTGGGAAGCTGATAGAGTATATAAGATTGAATTCAAAATTGAATCAAATGGAAGTATCCAATATTTTGATGGGGATTATACATTTAGTGTAGTAAAAAAGTAATATGAATAATAACACAGGACTTAAAAATGAGGTTCTCATTTCAGAACTATTAACCAGCGGTTCTTTGGCATTACCTGCCAAAAACGAATATGGTGTCCATTTGTTTGATTCAAAAAATTTAGAAGATGGTGTTGTAAGTGGTAAATTGGTTAAACCAAAATATAATGAAGAGGAACTTCTTAAATCAGTTGATACTACAATTATTGAACTTCTTCCAATTGCAGCACCTGATTTACCTGATACTGTTTTAAGGTCTATTTATAACGAAGCAACTCAATCAATATTAGATTTAAGAGTAGAAGTTAGAAGGTTAAATAATGAAAATTCTGATTTAAGAGCAAAAGTTCAAGAATTAGAAATTATATCTCAAAGTTTAAGAGTGGAATTGGATTCTAAAGAATTGGTTGTGGCAGCTGCTCAAAATCAATCGTATCAATCGAATTTAAAAGTATCATCAACCATAACTGAATTACAAAATGCTATTCAAAAGGCAACAATAGAATCTATTCAACGAGTTTCATTATTTGCAAGAAATCAATCATTGGAACAAGAATTGGTTAATCTAAGAGAACAACTATTTGGTAAAGAAGGTAAAGCAGCAGAGGGAGCAGCAGTTAGTGATTCATTCTCAGCTAAAATTCTTGAAGTTGCAAATAAAGATTTGGCAAATATAGCTTATAGAGCAAGAGCAAATCAAAATACCGAAGAATGGATTAACGGACCTACTTTGGAATTAACAAACTTTACAACAAACAAAACAATAACGGTTACGTTTAGTTTAGATGGGGCTTCAATTTTTAACGCACCAACTCAACAAACGTTAGCACCTGGTGAAACTAAAAAGATTAAATTGGTTGAAAACAAAAATTGGATTAGAGACCAGAAACCGAAAAATAGTGTTGGTACAAGCGGTGATAGAGAATATAGAGGTTCTTTAAAAATAACACCAAGTGAAGGTTCACCAATATCGTTATCAACGTATTTGAAAAAATTCAGAGGTTCTAGTTAATTATAAGATATGGCTATACAAACTATAAAAGAAATCATTAATAATAAGGGATACCTTATTGATTCGAAAGATAGACAAATCTTCGAAAACGGAGATTTGCGTTCATTTTTTGGATTAAGTACTAATGATG